ATTATCGATACTGGAGACTGGGCAGAAAAACTTTGCGCCAATGATTTATGTGCAACGGCTGGGAAAAAAAGTATTGAGGATTTTGGATATGGCAAGGGTTACCCCAGGTTGGCAGAATCATTCGGTAAATTATTAAACGCGCTGGAAGAATTAATTGATCTCGGTATAAATGTGGTTATCGTGTGCCATGCTCAGATGCGTAAATTTGAGCAGCCGGATGAAATGGGCGCCTACGACCGCTGGGAATTGAAACTTACCAAATATGTAGCTCCAATGGTTAAAGAATGGGCAGACATGGTTCTTTTCGCCAATTATGAAACCATTGTTGTTAAAACTGAGGATAAGAAAAATAAAGCCCAGGGTGGCAAACGTGTAATTTACACCAGTCATCACCCAGCCTGGGACGCAAAAAACCGCCATGGTTTGACTGATAAGATACCTTTCGATTACAGCTCAATAGCCCACTGCATCGTCACCCGGGGGGTATCTACCACAAAACAAAATCCGGTGCCTGAAACCAGGACAGAGCAAAAGTCGGAACCTCCGAAACCGGAAACGAAACCCGAAACGAAGCCGGATCCCGCCCCCGTTAATACCTACAGCTTAAATGATATACCGGATGCCGGGCCTTCCCCTGACGTACCGAAACCGCTGGCCGACCTGATGGCGGCAAACAATGTAACCGTTGCAGAAATTCAGCAGGCCGTAGCCAGCAGGGGCTATTATCCGGTGGATACTCCCATCAGCAATTACGATTCCGAGTTTATCAACGGGGTGCTGGTGGGGGCCTGGCCGCAGGTTTTTGCCATGATTAAGCAAGCCAAGGAAAGCTAATCACCAATTAAATAGGGAGGTAAAACCACATGAGTGATCGTGAATTAGGCTGGGATGATCCGATTGAAAACGATGGCCCTGATTTTGAAACGCTGCCGGAGGGTGATTATGATTTTGAGGTTGTGGGGTTTGAGCGGGGGAGGCACCCGGGTTCAGAAAAACTGCCGCCTTGTAACAAGGCCACTTTAAGCATCAAGATTAAGGGTGCTGCGGGCCAGACTACCATTAAACATAATCTATTCCTACATACCAAAACTGAGGGGTTGCTGTGTGCGTTCTTTATGGGAATCGGTCAGCGCAAGCACGGCGAAAAATTGACTATGAACTGGGGTAGGGTTGTGGGTTCAACCGGCAGGTGCAAAATCGGAGTCCGGAAGTGGACCAAAGAAAACGGCGAGGAAGTAACGGGCAACGAAATCAAGAAGTTCTATGACCCGGCAGAGTCGAAGCCATCCTTTGAAAAAGGGAAGTTTTAACCATGGAATTAAGAAGCTTAATGAAACCAAAAACACCTGAATTAAAACCCCATGTGTCTATTGATGGCGTGGATATAGACATAGCGGCTGTAAAACCGGGAACTATTACCCTGGATCAATATAAAAAGGTTAGGGCCAACACACCAGGATTTAGATTGCTATATTCCAAGCTTAATAATGAGGCACTTATAGCAGCAGTAAAACATAATCTTGACAATTGCACTCACCCTTTTTCACCACAAGTATATGAATACGCTTTGGAGAACTATCTGGTCCCAGAGCTTATCAAAAGGCTAGAAGGGAAATAGCTATGAAACTTCGACCTTATCAAACTCAGGCAAAAGAAGCCATACAGGGGCAGTGGACCAGCGGGGCACTCAAGACCCTGCTGGTGTTGCCAACAGGGACCGGCAAGACCATAGTTTTTTGCAGCCTGGCTGAGGATTGCGTTCGGGGTGGTGAGCGGGTCCTGATCCTGGCCCACCGGGGAGAGCTCTTGGACCAGGCTGCCGATAAGCTGAGTCGGGCAACCGGCCTGGGATGCGCTACAGAAAAGGCGGAAGAAACCTGCCTGGGTAGCTGGTTCCGCATAGTAGTGGGCAGTATCCAATCCCTGATGCGGGAAAAGCGGCTTAATCAGTTCCCTCAAGATTATTTCAATACGATTATCGTTGACGAGGCCCACCACTGCCTTTCTGACAGCTATCAGCGGGTCCTGGGGCATTTTGACCGGGCAAAGGTACTGGGCGTTACCGCTACCCCTGACAGGGGGGATATGCGGAACCTGGGGCAGTATTTTGAAAGCCTGGCCTATGAATACACACTGCCCAAAGCCATCAAGGAAGGCTATCTGTGTAAGATCAAGGCTCAGACAATACCTCTTAAACTGGATCTGACTGGTGTGGGGATACAGGCCGGAGACTATAAGACCGCTGACCTTGGGACAGCCCTGGACCCGTACCTGTACCAGATTGCCGAGGAAATGGCTAAATGTTGCATGGACCGTAAGACGGTAGCATTCCTACCACTTATTAAGACAAGTCAGAAGTTCAGGGACATTTTGGAAAGCAAGGGGTTCGCCGCAGCAGAGGTAAATGGTGGTAGTCAGGACCGGGCCGAGGTGTTGGCTGATTTTGAGGCTGGTAAATATAACGTGCTGTGTAACTCCATGTTGCTGACTGAGGGATGGGACTGTCCCCAGGTGGACTGCATAGTGGTGCTCCGGCCTACGAAAATCAGAAGTCTTTACTGCCAAATGGTAGGGCGGGGTACCCGGCTTTCCCCAGGAAAAGATCATCTGTTACTTTTGGACTTCCTCTGGCACACAACCCGGCATGAGCTATGTCACCCGGCCCACTTAATATGTGAATCTCCAGAAGTGGCCGAAAAAATGACAGAAAACATTGAAGCAGCCGGCTGCCCGGTTGATATCCAGGAAGCTGAAGTACAAGCAAAAGAGGATGTCGTGGCAGCCCGGGAAGAGGCCTTGGCGAAGCAACTTGCGGAAATGCGGAACCGGAAGCGTAAACTGGTGGACCCGCTGCAGTTTGAAATGAGCATCCAGGCCGAGGACCTGGCAAGCTATGTCCCAGCGTTTGGATGGGAGATGGGGCCACCCTCTGATAAACAGATCAAAACCCTTGAAAAGCTGGGCATATTTCCAGACCAGATTGAAAGTGCCGGAAAGGCTACAAAACTGCTGGACAGGCTGGACAAGCGTCGGTCGGAGGGGCTTACCACCCCGAAGCAGATCAGGTTCCTGGAGGGCAAAGGATTCCAGCACGTGGGTACCTGGCAGTTTGATGTAGCTAAAAAGCTTATTGACAGGATCGCGGGCAATGGATGGAAAGTGCCGAGGGATATTAGCCCGGCAGAGTATAAGCCGGAATTTAACCAGATAAATACTGAGTTTGGAGGGGAATGGTATGAAGCAAGGTAAAAACCCCACCAGAAAACAAAAATTAGCCATTATGGTGGCACGCCTTAATTCGGATAACTGGCTGGTGACCAAGGCCCTTTCGGGGGAATTACACCTTGAGCACCGGCACACCGGACGGGCCAGGGTGCTAAAAAAGGGACGGATAGAATGAAAGCACTAACATTATATCAGCCCTGGGCCTCACTGGTGTCCATCGGGGCGAAGCGGATAGAGACACGGAGCTGGGCGACCAGGTACCGGGGGCCGCTGGCGATACATGCGGCTAAGGTTTTTCCAAAGTGGGCGCGTGAGTTATGTAGCAGGATTACGTTTTCAGAGGTGCTATTCAGTCCTGAAAAGCACTGTTATACATCTTCTTTGGATTTGCCTTTTGGGGCCATAGTGGCCACTTGCATCCTGGCAGAGTGTTGCCGTATTGGAGAGGACGGCCTATACAGGCTTGATTCTAACCAAATTGACCCGCCGAAGTGGTTTGCCCCATTACCTGGGTATCCAGAAATATGTTTTGGTGACTATACCCCGGGCCGGTTCGCCTGGCTGTTCAAGGACATGCAACCACTGCCGGAACCTATACCGGCGTCAGGTCATCAGGGCCTATGGAGCTGGGAGTCGCCCGAGGTGATTGCATAACAGAAAGGTGTTGAAGTCTATGTGTATTGCTGAAAAAGTTGTAACCACAATGATGCAATATATCCGCACAGTAATTGATACATACGAAAACAACATCATTGCGATAGAGCTCAGAGACAAGGAAACACAGGATTTATTGCATGAGATTGAACTGTCTCAACTGAGCCCGGCGGGATGTCTGCGGCTGATGCGGGAACTGAAGCGAGTCCGCGAAGAACGGCGCCGGATGAAAGATGAAAATGAAACCCTGATTTTCCTCTATGAAATGCTGAAGGAATACCCAAAGCTCAAGGATTCACTGAAAAAGACCCATAAGCAAATCAGTGTCCAGAAGAACCGGCAGGCTATCCGGGTATATGTCCCGAGGGTAAGGACTGATTTGAAAATCTGCAAGGCAGCGGGTGATAAACTGTGAAATATAATGTTCTCTATGCTGATCCCGGCTGGAAATACGATAACCAACGAACTGGCGGCTCCCACAAAAGCGGGGCCGCCCAGAAGTACACGGTAATGTCGGTGGAGGAGATCTGCCGGCTGCCGGTCCCGGAAATATCAGACAGGAATGCAGTACTGTTCTTATGGGCCACCGTTCCGATGCTGAAAGAAGGCCTTCAGGTGATGCAGGCCTGGGGCTTCAATTACAAAACCAAAATTACCTGGCGCAAAACTGGACGCCTGGGCCTGGGGTACTGGTTCCGGGGTGAAATCGAGGAATTACTTTTCGGAGTCCGCGGCAAAATTAAAGCCTTTAGGTGCCAGTTGCCTAACTTCGTTGAACACCCAGTCCTGGCACACTCCGAGAAGCCCGAAATATTCAGGGAGATCATTGAAACAGCCACGGCCAGGACCATGGAGAACCGAAAGCGGATTGAGCTTTTTGCCAGGCGGAGGGTCCCGGGGTGGAATGCTTGGGGGAATGAAATTGAGAGTGACATAGATATGGCACAATACAGTACACAATATAGCCCGGTGGCATCTGCCGGAACCGGTCCCGGTGAAGGGCTACCAGGCCCCCTGAAATTGGGAACTGTCTGAGGGGGGTGCGAATTGATGGACCACAAAATAGCCTACTACGCGCTGGCCTTGTCCATCCTAACCGAGAGAACGCCTGAACAAGCTTTTGATTATCTGGAAACGGACAGGCCACTCAGAAAGCATTGCTGGCATAAGGACATCACCGAAGATGACAAAAAGGACATGGCCAAGCTTAAAAAGACAATGACCTATAAGGAAATCGGAGCCATGTATGGTATATCAGCCGGATCGGTCTATAACTGGATCCGGAGGGGGTGTAAAAATGAGCGAACCAATTTACAACCGTAAAACTGAACAGGCTGCCACGGTAACCAGTAAGCTTACAACCTACACCCTGAGCCCGGAGGAACTGGCCCGTTATGGCCCGGTCGCACCCCGGAAGAAGAACAACAATCAGTTCCATGCCCGGGTTATGAATGCTATAAAGGTAAGCGGGAGCCCAGAGGAAGCAGCAGAGCTTTTAAATATAACCGTCAATAGCCTTAAGCAATACCTGGGAGCCCGGAACATATTTCCCCGGTGGGGAGTTAATACAGAGGAGGTCGCTGATATGGTAAGGCCTGAGAGTGTGCCCGGTGGGCGCCTTGAATTTCTGAAAACGAAGCTCACTAAAGATCTATACCTGGCCTACAAAGAAAAGAAACTGAGTGACCCGGAGATTTTAAAAAAAGTGGCTATCAATAAACCATCCTGGATTGCCACATTAACCGCTCTAAAAAAAGAATGGGGGCTCAGTGGGCTGAACTTAAAGGCACCGGAAACCATGACCACAGGAACAGATCAGGATATGAAACGGGCCACTGAAGCTGTAGGTGTATTCCTTGGTCAACTTGGCCTCGCATTTAAAAAGGGCGTTGACCTGGGCCCTGGTCCGGACTATACCGCCATGCAAACAGGCGACGGTAAGTTAATCAGCATAACCCAAAACGATACTGATACAGACGATGAAGTTGAATGGGCCACCCCGTTCAAGCCCGTAGACAAAAGACCTATCTTGACGGTCAATGCAAAGCACATGTGTATCAATACCAGCGCACAGAAAGAGCTGGAAGGCGTTGATGCGGTCCTCGTGGGAGTGTCAAAGCGAGGTGTCCTGGTAATCCGGGAAGACTCTGGCCCAAACACCTATAAGGTCAGCCGAAATGAAAAATATATCGAGAAGGGCAGCAGCGCCAAGATAGGCGGCGGAACGCTGATAAAGTTCCTGAAGTCGCGCGGGGTGCAGCTCGGTAAATATGTCCTGATGCGGAATGAAGTGCGGGGCTGGTGGGAAGCGGGGGCCATGGATACGACTGAGGTAAAATGAATTTAATGGTAATTTAATACGATAACAGGAAGGTGTTATTAATAGGTAAAGGCGGATTCTTAATCTATAAATGCAGAAGATGTGGAGAAATTAACATGTCAACACACGCTCCAGATATAGCCATGGCTCTTGTTTTAATTGCTAAAGGAGCAGAGTTGCCGAAGGAATGGGGATGTATTCACCCTCAGCTATTAAGTATACACACCTGCAAAGACAGGGAATTTGGGATAACCGACTTAATTGGAGGCAAAGCAGATTAGTTGATGCACAAAACAAAAACACTCTACAATAAATGAGGAGTGGGAATAATGAAAAATACGCTTGGTGACCTGAACAACCACCTGTTCGCTCAACTGGAACGCTTGGGCGATGAGGATCTGAAGGACGAAAAACTGAAGGAAGAAATGGCGAGGGCCAAGGCTATTACCGGCCTGGCGTCACAGATTATTGCCAACGGCCAGCTGGTGCTTAAGGCGAGAACTATCCAACTTGAGTATGGTAACGAAGATGATAGCAACAGTGAAAAGAAAATGCCCAAGTTGCTGAAGGCAGAATTTTTGAAGGAGTAGTACGGATATGAGTTTTGAAGCGTACAATTCTCGGACACAACATCAGACGCCGCACCAGTACACTCCCGCCCAGACCGCTTTTCTTGCCGAAAACGTCGAGGGCCGCGGCAATCCGGAACTGATGAAGATGTTTAACGCGCATTTTGGGTTGGATCTAAGTCTCGCACAGATCAAAGCATATAAGAAAAATCACGGCTTAGACAGCGGCCTAGACGGAAGGTTTGAGCCGGGGCATATGCCGGCCAACAAAGGACGAAAGGGTGTCTTTCTTGGGGGCGAAGTCGCCGAAGCCTGCCAGTTTAAAAAAGGCAATAAATCATGGAATTGGGTACCTATAGGCTCTGAAAGAGTAAACCGGGATGGTTACGTAGACATAAAAGTCGATGATGGCAAATTGCAAAAAAACTGGAAAGGCAAGCACATCATAATCTGGGAAGAGCATAACGGTCCTGTGCCAAAAGGTCATGCGGTTATCTTTGGAGACGGAAACCGGCGTAATTTTGACCCGGACAACCTCATCCTTGTTTCTCGGGCGCAGCTGGCGGTCCTGAACAAAAACCGCCTAATACAAGATAACGCCGACCTGACTAGAACAGGAATCATCGTGGCGGATATTTACAGAAAAATGGGTGAGCGGAAGAAGGCCAAATAGAGAATAAGGAGGCGTTAGAAATGTCCAGTTCATCGCGTCCCAGTTTTGAAAGCATACGAATGCAGTGGGTGGATGTGTTGGCCCAGAGGTCAACTTGCCTGCGTCAGCACGTTGCCTGTGTAATAGAAAAAGATGGCTATGTGATTTCAGCAGGGTACAATGGGCTACCAAGCGGGGATCGGAATTGCTGTGATACTGGGGTCTGTTTGAAAACAGTAGCAGGTGACGAGGATTTTAAACCATGTCTCCATGCCGAACAGAACGCTCTTATGTACGCCGCCCGCTCTCCAATTTCAGTTGTTGGTGGCACAATTTTTATCAATGCGGAGCCCTGTGTTACCTGTGCCAAGCTCATTGTGGTATCCAAGATTAAAAAGGTAATACTTCGCTCGGCCCCAGGGAGTAAGGGAAATGAAATCGGGGTTAATTATCTCTTTGGTCATGGGGTTGAAGTTGTTTATATGAATCAGGATGGTGAAATTTACAAAGGGAGTGTTGAACCGAGATGAGTAGTATTGTTTCCTCGGCAGTCATAGACGAAACCTGCCAATACAGATACTCTCTGGTTCGTGAATGGGATTCGGAAAAGCCCCGAGTACTTTTTGTAATGCTAAACGGCAGCACGGCGGATGCCGAGAAGGACGATCCGACCCTGCGGCGCTGCATAGGGTTTGCCCGGGCGTGGGGATATGGCTCCTTGGAAGTTGTTAACCTTTTTGGGTACCGGACAACCTTCCCGCAGGAATTAAAGCGGGCGCCTGACCCGGTAGGACCCGAGAATGACAGATATATTTTGGCTGCTGTCCGTAGGTCCAATTACATTATTGCAGCCTGGGGGACTCACGGGAAACACCAGGGCAGGGATAAGCAGGTTATAAGGCTACTTATAGATAGTGGGGCTACTGAAATTATGTGCCTGGAGCTAACCAAAGATGGCCACCCTCGGCATCCCCTGTATGTGAGAGGGGATACCAAGCCGGAATTATACAGGAGAACATGGGACCAGATACCGAGGGGGATTCCCGGTGCCACCTAAAAACCAATTTCCTCTGAGGCCAAGAGAATAAGAACAGGAGGCAAAGACCTCCGTCACCTACCGGGGTGAGTACCGGCCCGCCAAATTAATGGTGTGGCCGGTTTTTGTTTGGGGGTTAAGTAGATGTTTATTAGTTTCAAGGACCTAATGAAAGAGCAGGCCCGTGACTTGGACTATAAAATCTCCACCGCTGTAGATGCAATTAAGTCAGCCTTTGATGTTTGCCGCCATCGTTCAGCCCTGGCCTTCAGTGCAGGCAAAGACAGTACCGTACTCTGGCACCTGATACGGACCCACTTCCCAGAGCAAGCACAGCGCATGGTTGTAATATACGGCAATACCGGAGTGGAATATCCAGAGTGCGTTCAGTTCTCGCGGCAAATCAGGCAGGATTGGGGCAATGGCAATTTCTATGAAGCCACACCAGGCCGCACGGAAGTAGATGGACTGAAATATGTGGCACAACAGAGAGTACTGCAATATATGATCGACACGGGCCGTATCCATGAGATTTTAAAGCCAGATGGGAAACTTAAAAGTACTGCCACACTGGAAGCGGCATGCCCTGATCACCTGAAGGAAAAGTTTGAACATGAAAAATTAACCTGGCCGGCAGGCTCCCGCAAGTCATACTGGTGGTGTATTGATCAATATGGCTGGCCGCTGATGGGAAAGGCAGCGTCAAAACTTAAAGCTCATCGGATTAACATTGACTGTTTCTTGCGGTTCTCCGAGAGCCAAAGCGAAAATCAAAAGCTACTTGCTTATTACGAGCTTTTAAAGCAGGTGAAGTTCAGTCAGGCCTGCTGCGACATACTTAAAAAAGAACCAAGTGAGCGCCTGCAGGTCGAGCTGGATGTCGATGTGATTTTCAAGGGACTTATGGCAGCCGAAAGCAGACAGCGGCAAACAAACTTCGTTACCCGTGGGTACCTCTTTAAATCCCATCGTGACCATCTTGGGAAAGATCCATTCTGGCACTGTAACCCGTTATCCATTTGGACGGATGATGACATTTGGGCCTACATAAAACGCTTCAATGTTCCCTATTCACCCTTGTATGACATGGGATGGACTGATGGGAGCGGAACATACCACAAGATTAAGCGCAACGGATGTATGGGCTGCGGTACCGACCTGCTTTACCCCAATAACCACATGGCAATGCTACGGCGAACTCATCCAAAACAGTGGATGTATTACATGAGGCGGGGCATGGCTGAGGAGATCCGCAATATTCAGATAGCCAAACGCAAGGGCCAACTTTCGATGTTCGATATGTTCGACGCCAAGGACTTACTGGAGTTCAAACCCTGCATCTTTGACCGGGTAGACCAAATGGTTTGGGATGATGATACCTGGACGGATGAAGGTCAGAAGTTCGACCCGGAAGTAGCTTAGATTTGTAAGGAGGCGCACGGGATGGTGAACATATTTGATGTGCTGGTACCCATAGCGGCCACCCTGTTGATTAGTGGTTATATTGGGTTTACTATCGGCCAAAACAATAAAGTAGAACAAGC